ATGAAATCTAGTAACAGGTTGATATCCATTGAGCTACTGAGGATAATAGCGTGTTTTTTCGTCGTCCTTATTCACACTAGTCCTGATTACTCCATCTCTGCAGGTAGTAACGCATCAGCGCTTACAATACAAAGCCTTGTTAGGGTAGGCCTGCCTATTTTCTTTATAATTAGTGGTTACTTTTCTTTAAATTCACCGGTAAAAAACCTATCCAAGCTTTACGTTACTAGATTATCAGCAATAATCATTCCATTCCTTATATATGGATATATACACGTTGCAATGACGCACTATATGTGGTCATTTTCAGATGGCTCTTACGTGAACCTGTTTACATTTAACACATTGAAAATGTTCATTAACGCTGCATCATTAGGCCCATATTTAAGTAATGAAGCATTCTTTTCACGGCATTTCTGGTTTGTGTATTTCATCGCAGGGATATATTTAATATCACCAATAATTAATAATGCAATGTCATTCATAAACAAAGATAATGCTGAAAAATCTTTGCTTATATTAATATTAATTATAGCTATTTGCTCATATTTACCTGCAATGCAAAAGTTAGACAATAAATTATCATGGTTGTACATAGTGCAGCCACTGGAGCCATGGCTTGGGTATTTTATTGCAGGAGGTATAATAGCAAGGCTAGATAATAAGAAGTACACAAAACTATGCTTGTTTGCAATACCTGTATGTTATGTTTTAACAGCTATCTCTACTGTTGTATTTGCAGATTATGGGGTGGTTGGGCCAATACAATTTAAAGGCGGATTGAATATGCTTATATTTTCAATTTCTGCTTTTTATCTTTTTATTAACATCGATATTAAATTATTCAATAAGACAATCACCTTTACATCTAAAAGAACGTATGGGATATACCTGTCTCATGTTTTCATATTTTATTACTTTAATGACAAAATGAAAGCCATAATTGAAAACTCATTCATTTGTTCATTATCAACGGGCGTGATAGTGTTTTGTTTGGCGTTTGTACTAACATGCATAATTGACTACATTTTAATAAACCCATTGCTTAGAGTGATAAGAAGATAGAAACATAAAGCCCCACGAGATAACGTTGCAATAAGTGGGGCTTTATATCTCATTTAGTTTTTAATTCGATTCAGCCATGGTGAACCACTTGTATTAAATATCACACTAAATTTTGTGTGAGGTGGCAGGCAACCTATTCCTATAAATGATAACGCCGTACCGTCTATGGAGTTAAACACCTCTATATCGTTAACAGTTATTGAGCTAACTGTGCCTGATTTCCTGAATGATATGCTTTCAGGACGAGGCCCTGTAGTTGAGATATACGGGGATGCTGAGATAAATGATGAAGTAGTAACGCATCTTCCGTTATCTCCAGTATTGGATTCATATGTATGTAATTCTATGTTTGTGGTATTAACAGTAATTGCTGCGCTTGATGATTCAAATTTGTTGTTTAAAACAGATAACTTTTTTATGTTGTGACGCTTCTACGGCAGAAACAACACCTCTTATATTGTTAGCTGATATTAGAGTTTTATCTGCCAACGGTCCGAACTGTATAACAGATGTTCCACCAACTATCATGTTGCCTGTTACTGTCATTCTTGTGCCAGAACCGACGCGAGAACAATATATTGCTCAGGCTGAGACGCATAAACAATTCTTGCTGGAGGAGTCCAGGCAGAAGATTACCTTCTGGCAAACTAAGCTACTGATGGGGCGCAAGCTTACGGATACGGAATCCGCAAGCCTTAACGCCTGGATTGACTATATTGATGCGGTGACAGCAATAGATACCAGCACCGCACCGGACATCAACTGGCCTGTTCCTCCGGAGGTGTAGGCCAGTCAAGTTTTTCGGGACCAACCCGCATCAGCAGAACCCGGTATTTTCTCCAGGCTGCCAGCCTAGCGGTTTCTTCTTCCGTCGCTATACCTGCATCAACAGCATCCTGCAACCAGTCTATTTCTGCCTCAGCAATTGCGCGTAATGCTTTCTTTTTCTGCTCAAATTCATCTCTGGCTGCATCATTTTTAGCATCCGTATCTGTAACCCACGTAGAGCCATTCCATTTGTCATAGAGTGTTGATGGTGCAATGGTGGTCACGCTGTCGGGATAATTACCCAAAGCCGTTAGTTCGACAGGCTGGCCGGTTTGTTTATCGAATACAGTCTCCCCCCGATGGTCAGTGATATATTCCCACCCGTCCAGGCTGGCTGTACGACAGACGGCAAATCCTTCTTTTTTCTCGACCGGAGCATCAGTGCATGAATGAGCCGGAATACCTACCCCTACCGCCAGAAACTCAACTGATGATGACAGATATTCCCGAGTTTTACTGTCATAGTTATAGACCGTAATATTGCCAGCTTCTGTGGCAATACCGTATTTGTTCAGTACCGCTTTTTCCATTACGCAGCCCTCACGATGTAGTTGAATGCAATGTTGCGCGGACGCACACCATCTCCCAGCTGCTGTACAATTTTGGTAGGCAAACCAGTAGCAACGCCAGCCCAATTGGCGTCCCCAGGGCTAGCCCCTTCAGAACCAAAAACAGTAACACCAACCGCCCCTGTGGTGCCGGTCCCTGATACAAACCGTCCAATGGTTGAGGCATACTGTAAGCTCAGTAGGGTGCGTCCACTGTCAGCACCCCGGCCATCATCCCAGCCACGAATAAATTCACCTCGTAAATCAGGCAAAATCCCGGATGGGTAAATAGCACCTAACTTGGGGAACATAATTTTATCGAACGGCGCACCGTTATATTTCAGCCAGCCCTGTGGGGGATTAGGAAGGGGCCACGGAACCGGCACGCCAACGGGCAGTGCTGACCCATCTCCCAAACCAAGGTTTGCGAGACCGTTTTTTGACGTTAATACAGGAGTCCATTTTGCTGATGGCGGCTGGCTACCAATATTTGCATTTTGTAAGGACTGATAAGATTCACCGTTATGTGTGCAGATCGAACCGATATGATATTCCTGTTCTGCATGCCACTCTGGAACCCCCATTTGGTGCTGATACGCAATGAACTGACTCATTGCATACATTGCCGCATTGAAGTCCTCAAGCGAGGGGTGTTCGGAAGCGCCAACAATGCCCCATCCGCGAAGGAAAGATGCCGTGATCTGCGAGGTCAGGTCATCCGCCTGATTTGTTCCACCAAACACGGTTCTTTCCATTCCCTGTGCATCAGAGGCAAAAGCCCGAACATTTCCCTGATATCGTGCAATCTTAGACATGGATTTTCCTCGAAAAAAAACCGCCCTGGTAGGCGGTATTAAACTTGCTGGCGAATCCTCTGGTCGAAGGGTTTCGCGAGAAACCGAATGTCAGACCAGGAGTCACCTGATAAAAATAATCGTATCGAACGCCCGCAGGTTTCGGCAGCAGACCAAGCTTCACAATTAGGCGTAACTCTTCAACTGATACCCGCGGCGAAACGTTCAGCGCAAGCGTCATGTCTTTTCTGTCGGTCACGTAAGCTTCGCCGTTGAATGCCGTCTGTATAACATCCTGCAGGCTGACCCGATCGTCTGACGCTATCGTTGAACCTGCGGCGTTTCGCGCAATTTTGACCCGGAGGAACCTGCGATACTCATTGTCAGCCAGTTGATAGTCGCCATATGCCGGCGAAAACTTGCTGTAGAAAGGTGCGCCGACATACGCCGCATTAGATTTACTATCGAAGCCTGCGGTATCCAGATGTCCGTCAAACCCGAAAAATACACGGGCAATTACAGCAGGCACGCTACGGGGAAGCCCAACTATCCGGCCAATCACATCGAGCCTGTATCCGGTAACCCGGTCGAGATCAAAGTTATCTGGGTTACGAATAAAATCGGCGATGATTTGCCAGTGCCGGAGCATGGCCTGTATCTCTGACCTTGCCCTTTTCTTTTCCCAGTACTGCTTAATCAGCATTAGCGTATAGCGGTTAATGATGTCGTCATTCACTGGAGCACCTCATTAACGTCTATATTTTCCACACTCAATGTGAACTTCCCCTGAAAGCCCGGTGATAACTCAGCATCGGTGTAATCGACTCCATTGCTGCTAATTTGCAAATTAGTCAGCACGAAATTCACCCGTCCGACACCATAGCCATTCTCATAAAATTCGTTGGCATCCACAGACTCACCGATATGCATCGTGCGTGATACAAGCGATTTTTTGAGAGTATCGATATCTATAGGTTCGTTTTGTATTTTCCGGCGGGCAGTTAGTCTGATATGAAGCGGCTTGTAGATAGGCCGATCAAGCTGAAGTTCATGTGCTATAAGAAATGAAGTACCGTCAGGCCGAATCAGGGTTTCGGTGTAGCGCCCGGTTATGCTGCCTTTCGTTCCCGTACCACCGCCTTTTTGTTTGACCATGACCTCCACTATTTCTGAGATCGCACCACCTTCCACGACAAGCCATATAGAATTCGCAGGAATACCCGTTGTTTGATCATCGATTTTCGTATCGTTCTCACCGATATTTAGATCAATTACGCCTGGCAGTTGGGCAACTTTAGCGAAAACCGCACCAGTGCTACCTGTTGCCGGGTTCTCAAGTGACCGGTTCCGGCGTTGCCTGAATTCTTCAGGCGTTTCCTCATCCCGACCGACCACAACCGCGGAATCAGAGATAATGCTCACAACCCCTGGTTCTGGTGTGAGTTGAGTGAAGGTATCGTTCACAAGCCCAGTAACTTTCCCAAAGTTTTGAGCAAAAAAGGTAGCTGTTGTGACGCCCGCCGGAACAGTCACGTCCTGTCGGATAACCCAGACCTGATTGGCCTGGTCCCGTATCTTGTACCCGCTATAGAGAAGTAACGGCCTGTCTGTTGTGACTTTAAGGTCACGTTGCGAACGTGAACCCGGGCGCATGAAAAGACCGTGAAGTTTGGCAATAATCTGCTGCATATCACCCGTATTAAAATCAGGGTCCATTTGGGAATAAAGCCATTGCAGCGCGGCTTCAATATCTGCCCGAGCCTGAGCTTCGATTGCCACACGTTGACCGTCTGGAGACTCCTGGTCTAAATCAATATCCTGCCCATAAATCCCTTTATAGCCATCACTCAGCATCTGAAACAAATCTCTGAATGTATTTATCTCCAGACCGTTGTCATTAAACTGTAGTGCCATTTTTCAACGCTCCGCTGACTGGGAAGGTGATCGTCTGCTCGTCATAGACGGTCTCAATGCTGAGTTCGATTTTTTGTAACCGGGTGGCTTTATTGACCTCCATCGCCAGTTCTGCGATGCGCATAACTCCGTCCGTCGCCAGTGTCACACGCTCGATCTCCCGCAAAATTTCCTGCTCGGTGTTTTTTTCTGATAACAGGTAAAGCCAGTCGATGTTGTCATCCATGTTGAGAGGGTTATCGTTTTTGAACGAGAGAATCCGGCATTTCACTTTCTGTGCGATAGCTACACCGCCAGTAATATAATTCGCTCGCCCGCGCCCAAATCCCCAGTCGTGATTTTTATCCAGTGCTGAAACAATCATGAGATCTCCGTGACGATACCGTTGGTAACTGTGATTGTTTTCCCGTCATCGCTTCGAAATGAACCAGACACACCTGATTTGCCGCCTGTCTTTACCTGGGAATATTGAAGTACATTCAGAACATCGCATTCTTCCAGAGTCGTCTTGCCCTCTTTCTGGGTAATATTCCCTGTGAGGTTTAAATCACCTTCATGGTCAGTATCCCCCTTAATCATCCGGTTCTTCTTAGGAATAGCGATAGCGGTGGCCTGTGGATTAACCCCACATAGAGCAAATCCATCTGAATAATCGTGCATGCGCATTTCAAGTGGTGAAACAAAGTCGCTACCCGCATACCAGGCGTCATAGCAACGCTCAGAGATTAGAACGAGGCAATAGTCACCAGCCGCAATTGGTTCAGCGATATAACTATCACCACCTTGCAAAATTACCGGGGGTACTTCGATGAACTCTGGGAGCTGCCTGCTGCTCCCCTTCACAACCCGATTGATAACGGGGGCACAACTGATTGTTTTGTCATTTACAGACGTTATTTTTGCGACAACAATGGTGTGAACATCGGCCAGAGCAAATTCAACACCCAGGCCGATTGTGTCGTGAAGTTCTTCAACCATATTTTTTCTCTGGGATGAATTATGAAAAAATTGATTTGCATTGCTGGATTGTTATTTGCCACAGCATCTATCGCTGGGCCTTACGCAGAAATTGCGAAATCTAAGTTTGAAAGCGCCATGCTCGAAGCACTTCAGGCAACTAATGCTAATCAGAAAAAAATAAATGAAGGCATGTCTCAGTTACCAGCCATGGAAAAACAAATGAGAGGGGTAGTTCGTGAAGGCTTAAAAGAAAAAAAGTCATGTTCTAAGATAAAGCGAGACTTCATCAAGGAACAAAAACAAATGATGGAAAAGGAAGATTGGCCGGATCAAGACTTTGTCGAGTCATTTCTTTCTGCGGGTGGTGATTATGTCGCAACTATTTGCCTCGATATGAAATAGTCACTTAATTACCCTGTAGCTCCCTGCTGGCTGACAGACGACCTTCTGATACCAAGCTGGCCCGTTGTTCTGCCCACTGGTTTCAATCTGGTATATCTTATAAACCCCGTTTAACGCGGGGTTCATGACACTCTCCATCGCACAAAGTCCTCCAATTACCAGCATAGGATTCAGTTTCGTATCGAATACTATTTGCCCTTTTGATGACTTGGCTAAGGTGCTCGAATCGGTGTCTTTTTTGCCTGCCGGGTCAGTATCAGGATCATTGGTTGGAGTTTTGGCCTTCTTACCGCCGTCATCCTGTGCGCTAATCTTCGTGGCCTGCGGGGTGTTTAGCAGACCGCTTCGCGCGTTCACGACTGGAATGTTACCCGATGTAACCTCATTAGCTTTGAGGATGTGGACGCGCTCATCTTTGATGAAAAATGACTCGTCAGGCGCAAGGGTATCGGTAAGAATTTTACTGGAGCTACCTACCAGAACCTTCGGCCTGATGAGTGCCTGTTGCTTCGTCACAGAGCCTTTCTTCGTGTTCGGCATGTCCTGCAAGACAGAATCGACGACCTGCTCTTTCCCGTGTACCGTGCGCGATGTGAAGGAATTGATATAGTCATGACCGCCATCCTCACATTCCAGGCTAACGATGTGGATAGCACCCTCGCGCTTTACTGCCCCGCTTTTAACTGAACCCTGAAACACCTGGCGCAGCCTGCCATTGTAACCAACCTCGAGGCGAACGGGGATATACTTCTCTTCATCTTCAGATTTGAGCAATTGCAGACGCGTGGAGGGATTTAAACCGTTGATGGACACACTCAACTTACCCAGAGACTTTTTGCTGACCGATTCAAGCGCCTTGAAAGATATCGTTATCGGCGGTTGAATAGTTACAGCCTGATTGCCGATCCCAACCGTCAGGCGATAGTCACGATAAAAGGTTTCCATCACGGCACGTCCCCCCCGCGAATCTCTATCATTTCTTCCGGTGTGAGCATATAAAGATTACAGCGCCCGGTAAGAAAATCATCAGCACGATACGGATCAATGCCGGCGTTATCTGTAGCAAGCACCGCAATATCAAAAGGCCAGTTTTTGTGACGAAAATGTAGCGTTCCCAGCGAAAGCTTTACGCCATCGATGTAATCGCCATTGTACTCAACACGCATCTTCCACATTTCAACTGTGGGCAGGTGACGGAGGGTAACTACAACCTCACCACGGTCAAAAATCAAGGCATGCCGCTGAATAGGTTCATCTGTAACATTAGTTATTTGATTCATCAGTTTTTACCAAAGATTGCTTCTTTAAATGAATAAGCTACAGATTTCGATTGGCCGCTTTTTTTTGAATTATCTGCCGGAGTCTGCGCCCCCTTATTTGCAACGCCCGCTGTTTTTGATTTAGCGACTGCCGACGGCGATTTGAAGTGCTGCTCTATCGGTGCGGTAGTTAGTTGCGTGAAGGTGATCTTTGTAAAACTGGCCTCAAACTTAGTTTCCATCGTCTGATTGTCAGTGCTGATGAGCAGGCCGCTTAATGCCATATTTTCATGGGTGCGATAATCTACCTCCACGGAAATAAGTTGCTTGCCGTAGTACACACCCTCAATAAAATCGAGGAATTGCTCTCTGATACCTTTTGCGCCACCAGTAGACGGGCTGCCCACCAGCCCAAACAGGTCGGCGCCTTTATCAGCCAGGCGTTTTGCCTTTAAGATGGCCTGCTCTGCGCGGTCGGCAATCTCATTCATTTTCTGCAACTGCTGCTGCGTCTTTGCGGGGATATACTCCAGCACCTCGCCATACTTCGAATAATCAGGCATCAGGCTAAAAGAAGAGTTTGGTTTTGCATCGACATAGATATCGGCCACAACACCGCTGATTTTTATCGTCAGCGGGCCATTAATAATATCGTCAGACGCGTTACTACCGTCCTCCAGCACGTCTACCGGAACCTGAGAGGGGTAATCAGTCGAATCACTCACGCGAGCGAACATTGAGAACCCGCCGATCCCTACCTTTTTAACTGTATCCTTGCCAGAAGATTGCGCCTGCATGAGGCCGTCTAGAATTCCCATTAACGCCCTCCTCTGCCACTCAACCGGTTGGCATCCTTCATGTTTTGTTGCAGGCTATCTGCCGCGGCATTCCCGGCTACAACTGGATCAGATGTATTGATGTGAATCGTGTTCTGCTGGCTGACATTTGAATTGCTTGTCATACCACCACCAGCGATACCCACCGCAGCATTCATGCCGTAAGGAATACCATCAGGACTAATGCCACCGTTACCGCCGCCGGTTACACCCTGCTTCTGTTCATCCTCACCGAACCCGAAGAAAGACTTCGTGGCATTCCAGGCATTTGAAGCAGCATTGTTGATCGTGTTTTTAATCGTCTCACCGAGGTTTGCGAACAGCCCCATTACCCACTGCATAAATTCATCAAACGGTTTTCTGAGCAGAGCGACACTTTCAGTGAAAGATTTCACAACATCATCCCACGCCCCCTGAAAATCGCCTGTAACCACTTTACTCAGCGCGCTAAAGAGCAGTTTGATATTCTCAACACCCTGTTTGAATACATCGATGATGTAATCGACCACCACCATGACCGCGTCTTTAATCGCCAGCAAACCGGGGACGATATCGATCCCCCATGTGTCTTTAAAGAAATCAGCAATAACGCTTTGGCCGCCTTCCATCGCCGTTAACAGATCATCTATGACGAGGATAACGCCCAGGATTGCTGCGGTGATAAGGACTACTGGAGACATCAGCACGCCCATTGCCGTTGCAAGCCCGCCAGTGACAAGCCACCAGGCAGAGAAAGCGATAGTGATAGCAGCGACAATCGGCAGGAAGCGGCGGATCATACCCATAACGGAGAAGATAATTTCCCCAAGATGGGCCAGACCGTTCTTGATGAGATCCTTGTTAGCAATGAGAAAGTCTGTAAACCCATCCACCAGGTCTTTCAGCACCGGTACAAATCCGACGGCAACCTGAAATTTGATACCATCAAAGCCTTTCCCTAGCGTGGTAAGAGAATCGTTATAGGCAGCAAACTGATCGGCCTGGTCTTGCGTGACAACACCAAGCGCCTCAGCCTTGTCCTGCAACGAAGATATTTCGTCACCCGTCATGGATAACAACTGCACCATGGAACGGTCGATACCCATCTTATCCAGAACAGAAAACTTCTCTGCCTGGCTCATGCCGTGCAGTTTGTCGGCCAGTTCGCGAAATATCACATCGGAGTTTTTTACCTGCCCGTTCATATCCTTGAACTGAAGACCCAGCCTTTCCGCAACGTCTTTCGCTTCCCCCTCTCCGGTGGAAACGAACTCCCCCACTCTTTTTGTCATCTCGCCGAGCGAAGCCTGCAACGCATCAACACTTGAACCATTTACGGACGCCGCATAGCCCAGAGTCTGGACAGTCTCGATCGCCACTCCCGTTTCCCGGGAGAACTGGACCAGCGGATCAATAGACTGACTGATAGACGTCACCCAGCCAGCAACCCCAGCAGCCGAACCGGCGATAGCTGCGCCAAGCCCGGCAAGCAGACCAATGGATGCTTTCAGATTCGCGTTGAAGGTTTCCTGTGGTGCCAGATCACCAATAAAACCGAATTTGGTAATAAGTTCGTTAACTATCGCCATTCCGGGCCTTCTCCATCTCGTAGTGCTGAATGTCTGCGCTGATATTCTCGAACTCGAGCATGTCAAACAGCTCTGGTGTGTCTAATCTGACAAGTTCGTGATAGGGGCCGTATCCGGCCTTTGACAGCGCCAGATACATGCTCATGTCGTCGCTTATGTTCGAGGATTTAACGTAAATTTCTGAACGTCTGGAGCTTCTGAACGTGAGTTCATATCGCTCCCGCCCATAAAAGGCAGGCTGATAACCTGTAGCGCTGTTGTGATTAGCATGACGTAATCACCTGGGAAGGATTCGAAGTGTTCCTGCTGCTTGGACAGTTGCACACCGTCAAACAGAACATAATCAAACATCAGGCGTTCAATTTCCTCGAATCGCTCTGAGTCCAGAAACTCCAGGGACTCCCGCGATAACTCAGAAGCAATGCCTGTGAAGAATGCAAAAATCTTGCGGCGTTTTTTATGCGTCATCGCAGCAAAGTCGTAGCGGTTGCCGTTAATCTCAGCAAAACCGTCATCGTAGACCGCCTTGATCATCTCAAGGGCTTTCTGCTGTTTTTCTTTCCGTTCTTTTTCGTTATTCATGGGCATGGGGATACCTTATACATTGCGCACGACGTTACGGAACTCGATGGTGTACTCCATCAGTGCATTAACGTCCTGGTTGTTTTTGGTTTGCGTCGGTTGAGTGGTGATAGAACCGACCTGTAGATCGTAGGTTTCCTTCAGTGCCGCGCCGTCGCGCACGAACGACTCTTTAACTGAGCCATTAAAGACAACGGGAATCGCAGCGTTACGCTGCTGGTTGAGCCAGATATCATCATTAGAAAACTTCTGGACGCGTATCACCATCACATGCACCCCGGCATCGACACGCCCGGAGATTGTGACGCCGTTATTCGCACTATTGGCACGGCTCGTAAGCGGATTGGATGGCGTCAACGTGAAGTAGTCCCCCGCTGCGATATCCGTAATGATTCGCCCATTAAGAACCGTGGTCGCGGTATCTGCACTGATAACAATCTGAGACATTCACCGCTCCTTATTTATTGAAATTGATGATGATATCGGCACTGTGAACAGCGCCAGCATTCTTTACTGCAACCTGAACAACCGGGGATTTGCGTTCCTGCCTGTCTGCAGTTGACTGGTCTTTCAGGTCACCTGCCAGCACGTAATACCCGTTTTGCTCGATATTTCGCAGAAACATATCCCGATCCCCGAAGAAGTCAGGCAGCGTCCAGGTCCCCGGATTGAACACCCCGGCCTTCACAAACCCATGCGTGGTTTTCTCTACACAGTCCTCTAACTGATCAACGCCATAATAGGTTTGTGGGACTTTCGTCGGCGTGGTTTTAAGGAGGTTGAAGGAATCCGTCTGCACTGCGTCAACGTAGGCCATCAGGTTATAGACGTTGTCCACAAAATCATTGGAACCGCTCGACAGCACGCAGGGAACATCTTTAATCGTGGTGTAGATATCAAGGCCTACGCGCTTAGCCTTGTCGATCTCCGTCTGCTCATAACTTTCAGCCGGCACGTTCATCGTTTTGAGGTGCAACGTGATTGCGGTACGCTCTCCGTTGAAATTGACGGTATGCGTGCGCGCCATATAGCTGACACCAAATTTCCTGTTACCTGCTTTGCTGTAGAGCATGCGGAAATTACTCTGGCTGGCGAGTGTTACTGCCCATGCTGGGTTATCCGGGGCAACTTCCAGAGCTGCCGAACCGGTAAATGTCTCATACACGATTACCGCATTCGCTTTCGCCCATGAAGCGATCAATGGCACCTGCACATCGAGAATTTTGTCGATGAAAGTCGCGCCTTTTACATTGACCTGTGCTTTAAGTTTACTGAGAGACTCCAGTTGTGTTTCAGGTGAAATCTCAGTTGATGCGCTACCGTTTACCAGCGAAGCGCCGGAACCTTCCGCAACCGCCAGCAGATCGCCAATAAAAGAACCGCCATCCATCGCTTTCGGAAAACCAACAACAGAGTTAGCTCCTGTCGATTTGCTGGTGATCACTATACGACTACCATCAAAAACAACCGATGCGACATCTGGCGTAATTTTCGCCTGGATTTGGGCAATGACATCTGACAGTGTCGCAGCCGTCATGCCATTAATTGCGGCCACATCGTGCTTCGTGCCGTCAATCTCAATACTGAATGACCAGTCAGACTTCTCGCGTAATGCTGGCACTACAACTGCCTGAGAAATCTCACCGCCACGTAGTACACCGCTGGTCGCAGGCAGCGTTTCCCCGGCAGCGTTCCAGTAACCGACGATCAGCGTGCCGCCCGCGGATACCGGGTTAGGACTGGTCCCGAAAAACACATTCGCAAAAGCTGCGGTGACTGAAGAAGCCCCCCAGTCCTGTTCAACCGCGGGGGCGCTTTTGTATGAACGCCAGCGTTCAGCGGTGCTCAGTACCCCCGTCTGGCTGGTCAGAATTGCGCAGACGTTGATGTTATCGCGCGCCGCCGCCCGCCCCTCTTCGAGAAGCGTCACATTAATGACGTTATTAATTGATGCCGACATTTACTTGTCCTCTAAAAATTGAAACTGCGGCGTATCGATGCGCAGTGTCTGCACGTCCCGCGCAGGGGCATACTGAACATTGAAACTCAGGTGAACACGGTTGCCGTGGGACTGTCCCAGAAGTTGCCCCACATCGATGATGTTTGAGACGGCCATGATGGTAAGTGAATGCGTGCGGCGCAGTTCGTTCGCGTGCTGGCTTTCACTCAGCATCAGGAAGCTTTCAGCGTTGACGTAAGCCTTATCCCCGTAAAACTCCAGGACAATCGCGTGGCTCACTGAGGCGCTATAAGTCATCACTTCAGCGTCACCATTAAAGCGCTGGCCCCGGGCCAGCACTGATTGCGGTAGTGAGCCGTTTACCACGATATAACTGGTGGAAAAGTCGGACGCCTGCACGTTCCGACGGTCGAACTTGATCAGCTGCTCGTCGTAGTCCAGAAGGTCACGCACGAAACGCGCGACCGCTTTCAGGTGGGGTTGTGTCATGGCGTTGGCACCAGTAGCGGGAGCCGGGTTTCCTCGGCGATGACAGCGCAGAATCCGTAATCCATAAAATCGGCCGGGGACACGACTTTGTAATCCTTGCCTCCCTTCTCAATAAACTGACCGGTTTCAATTTTCAGCCGTGCATGAATCAGCAGATATTCTTTCGACCAGTCCAGGCTATCCAGCGTCAGATTCTCTTTGTTCGCACTTTGCACCACCGCCAGAATGTCCTGGCTGCTAACAGTCACGGACGGTTCAAAATCGATGGTGGTTTCAGTACGGGTTTTGAGTTTTACAGGCTGTTCCCAGCCGATTAACGCGTCGCTCATATCAAGGTCTGATAAGTCGCTCACTTACGAACCTCCCACGTTATGGCACCACGCAGGGCACCTGTATCAATTAACGGCGCAGACGATCCTTTAGCCTTTTTAGTTGCAGCAGTGATATCTGGCCACGTGCCATACCCGGCAGTCTCAAAGGCCTTCACGCTGATATTTCGCGCCGTCGCGCCTATCAAATTTAATGCGGTGTCAGCATCCATACGCCCGGAGCCTACGGCTTCACAGGCCTTTTCGATTGCCCGGTTAATTTCCGACTTTTTGAGGGTGAAAGGAGCGCGAAGAAAGGATCGTTCAGGAATCGTTATCTTGTGAGCCGCTGTAAATCCGCTAACCGGACCCATGAAGGTCTTGCGGGTAAACGTAGCTTTTCCACCGGTTGCCATATACCCCGTCCCGCCAGGGTGATCGATTTCAGCACCGAACTCGTGAACCGCCCCGATCTCAATTATCGATGTTCCGTCATCGTGGGTTTTATTTCCCACCTTGCCCGCTGGCAAACCTACTGCAACGTAATGCGCTTTCATCGCCTGCAGGTTCTTCAGGTATTCGGTGGTAAGCTTTAGCGTTTCTTCCGGAGTCATAAAAAACCACTCCCTGATAATTACCGTATTGCCAGTACATGCACACCTACCAGCTTACGAAGCCTCAGGTACTCCTGACCGAATGAGCTTGAGCCGTATCCATCATGGCTGGCCCCAAACCCGGCATCGGGCGCAGAGTAGCCCAGGGACACGCCTGCAACGGAGCGACTGGTGATTGTCTGGACAGGCTTGCCATTGCTACTGCCGGAGGGAGTAAGCGCGCCAGCCGCATACAGCAGATGCGCCGCTAAAGCATGGAGCCCTTGTTCATAGAGCTTGTTCCATACCTTGCGGCTCATCTGGTTTGCTGCATCCTGTAGCGCCCCTTCTATGCGAGCAGGGGCAACACTGGCGAACTCGGGGTAACGAACGGTGAAATCCATGCTACCCCCTGTGATTACTCTGCCGGAGAGGATTTGTAATCCACATACACCGCGGACTGCGGCTGTTTCCACATCGCACCACCGAAGGCAGAACGATAACCACACTCGTAGGTCAGCAGATCACGCTGTCGTGCTGCCAGCAGTTCCGGCATATGCACTTCCATTTCCACGTAGTCCTCGTCGTAGGTATAAATCGCCAGGCGAGTTTTACCGGACTTGATGCCGACCGCGTAGTTGCTCGGGACTTTAACAAACGTGATGTTGAAGGATTCATTGCCTGAAGCCTTGCGCAGCGCCGCCATAATGCGATCCATTGCCGCAACTGGCAGCAGGTCAGCACCTACAATCTTCGCGTTCGGGTCGAACTTCTGCATGGCGAGCATAAAGTCGCTGGCATCCATGGCGATATGCGTTGGCTGGATACGGTAACTGGATTTGCGCCAGGCCGCGTTGTAAGCATCCAGCACCAGTTTCACGAACCCATCAGAGGTCATTTCGGCAATGGTTTTGCCTGAAGCATCGATGACAACCTGAACCTTCGCGCCTGTCAGCAACCCTTCCTGCCCTTTAACGCCGCGATGCCCTACGTATCCCGCGTACTGGATTGTTGCGAGGGCGTTGGCATACAAATCATCCTGTTTTTTCGTCTGCAGGTTGATGTTCAGGCGCGCAATCTTCTCCAGTTCTTGCTGAGTCCAGGTTGCGGCTTTAGCCCACTGGCCAACAGGCGCTTTCAGCCATTCGATATCACTATCAATGGTTTTCAGGCTGTTGGTTTTGTTACCAATGATGCCGTCTTTCACCGAGCCGACCACTTCGGACACGCCGAAATCCACATATTCCAGGGAGAAATCGAGGCCTTCTTTGACCGGGAGAGCCTCGCCGATATTAATCTCCGGCAGTTCTTTTTCCTGCAACTCCATGTCACGTTCAGTGAGCGCTTCCTGCAGCACTTCTTCGAAATCTGCTGATCCCATAGGCATTGGTTATGCTCCTTCCGTCTGCTGAACTGCCTGTTGTACATAGCCCAGGGTGATAGCCACGCAGTTATTACCCGCGCTCACATCTTCCACCCAGTAGCCCAAATCAATATTGCCGGCTGCTTCTGTGGTCACCTTCCCGGCATCGGCACCCGTCGCCACGATGTAAGCCGCCGCACCACGAGTAAAATCAGCGTCATCGACTGTCAGCGCGCCAACACAATCGCCGTGGGAAAAATGCCCAACGTTGACCTGTTTGTTATGCGGTGCAGCATCACCGTAAATATCGCGCACCACAATCCCATGAATGCGTTTGCCAGCTGCAAGAGGCATCACGCCACCATCCGGGTTGACAGCTACAAACGTGCCGTAGGGCAACTTCGTTTCGGTCAGATTTTCTTCCCCCCAGACTTTGTCGTTTGAGCTGGAGGCGCGTTTGATTGAACCCGGTTTAATAGTGCCATCGGCACCATCCCAGTCAGTAAATCCGAAAGCCATAGTTATTTACCCCCAAGGCGTTGAGTTGCGGTTTTAGTGCTTTTGTTGGTGGAGTCGTTAAACAGATGAGCACCGATTTCACTGCGTGGTTTCGAGGTGGCCTGAATGGCTGCATAAGCCGCACGGACTTCGCTGTCAGTCATTGCTTTGACCTCAGCATCGTTAAATGCTTTAGTGCTCACCAGTACGGCGGCGCGCACGTCACGCGCTGATTTGGCATCATTGAAGCTGACTTTAGGGAAACGGGCTTTCGCGTCTGCCAGTGTGGTGCTGGTTTCATTGCCGGATTTCAACTGCTCCAGCTCTTCTTCCAGCGCTTTAACCTTCGCTTTCAGATCGGCGTTTTCGGTTTCCAGCGCGGTGATTTGCGCGTCCTTGTCGTCACCACCACCAGCAGATGGATCGTCATCGTTTGGCGATGGTGCCCCCGTCATGCCTTCCAGTTGGGTTTTAAGGTCAGCGAGTTGCGCCAGCACTTCCTGAGCCTTTGCCGTCGCCTCGTCAGTCCCTTGCCCCTGGAGTTCTTCCAGTGCTTTTTCCAGCGCGGCGATCATGCCGACCAGTTCGTCAGGAGTTAGCGCTGCACCGTCCGCATCCTTCAGTTTTTTGCCCTTCAGGAAACTCAGGGCGTCAGTTAATGTTTTGAACATCGGCTTACCTTTTTTGTCGTTTAACTTACACTGAGGCCCGTAGCGCCCCTCTGCCACGCCCGCGACGTGATTGCCGCGAATGTTGATGTGGTAAAACTTCCCGCCCCTTTCCTCGAGTTCAGCAGGCTCATATCCAACGGATACTTCACGTATCCCCGTTTCTTCCAGTGTCTTAATTGCAACGGCATCCGTCAGATAAACGTCGCAAACCACCTCGCCGCCCTCGATACGGGTATTGGCTATATGCCCGGATGCTTTGTCTTTGTGGTCAGTGGCGGTGACTTCCCCGTCGTCGGGGTGCGTTATGGTGAACGGGAGGCCATTGAATGAAGCGAGTGTTTCAGGTTTTGATAATTCGTCGAGAGTGCGGACAACAGTGATTTTTTTGTTGGCATCGCTGCCAGTCAGCCCCAGCTCGTGACCGTAATATTCAATCGGTCCGGCGCGGGTGATCGTCGCAGTGGTAATCACATACCCCTGCGGTGTTCGTTTCCACTTCATTGATTAATCCCATGAGACGTAAGGGAGAGCCAGGCACCGGCATTGATAGTCTTCTCCTGGCTTACCGATAAATGCTCCGATGGTGGAACGTTTCTTCCACGTTTTACCGCCGTCGTCTGAATAAACTGTCGGATCCGAATATTTGCAAAGCATGCCGTTCAGAAAGAAATGGTTTTCCCGTTCACGTTCATCGCCAGTGCCGCCCCACTCATACAGGTCAAGGCCAAGCGCCACATTACGTGCTTCAGTCAGGTCTGCGTTAAGTTTCGAGGTCTGGTCACGTGCGATTAGCCTGGCGCGGTTGCGGGTGACGTTCCCGCGCTCCTTGATTATGTCGATCAGGTTTTCATGTCGGCCGCCGTCTTTCATGTTCTCGAAAACCGCCGCGCCGATATCGTGGATAAAATCGGTATGGATGGAGGTAATCAGGTCAACATTGTCACTGACAGCCTTTTCCATTTCTGGTTTTATCGCGCCATCGCCGAGCATCCCGGTCAGATCAATTCCGAATGTCTGAGAGAAAGTGCGCTGCGTCTGTTCTTTGTTCTGCAAGTTCGCACGTGCAACGAACCCGGCAGAGAGTCGGGCGGCGACCTCCTGAATTGAAATGCTCACTAATCGCTGCATGACTGCCGCAAGGCGCGCTGTAATCGACAAAGGAGTGGTATCGGGTGCATCGGTGAGCGTGGGCTTGTCCAGCTCGTCCAGGAGTGTCTGAAGCATGCTATCGACAAACTCAATCAGCCTGTCTCGATACCAGACCTCTGCGCGCTTGCTGGCGGTTGGTGGCCGCATCCGTCGGCGTCGTGGTTTAAGACGCCCCTGTTTGCGCTCCAGCAGCTGTTTCAGGTCCATGTGCCACTCCCTGCGACAATCGCCTTAATTTCTGCTTCGGTGACCGTCTTCAGTACGCCCCGGTTTATCATTTCCCTGATAGCGACTTCTTCCGTCAGGATTGAACCCGTTACCAGCGTATTAAATCCGGTGGCATACTGGCTAAACCGGTTAGCTTCGTCAGCCTCGTTAATGCTGTCGATTGTCGGGTATTCGTAGGTAAGGCTTTCCGTGATGGCGAGTTTATCCAGCGTGAACTGGTCGGCGAAATCCTGCATGGGGCGAAGCCTGGACTCCTGCAGGCCGTTAATCGTCTCGTAATAGGATTTGTTATCTTCCTCGCCGCTGCTGAACCCGCTGGCCGACTCACCAAACAGAACCGTTATCGGTCTGTCCAGAGCCCCGGCCAGTACAATCGCCATTTTGCTGATCACATCCGACAGCCCGGTAAATTGCGCGTTTTTTTGCTCATAGCGCCCCTGCGCCTGAGTATCGCCAGCGTCAATTAGCAGCAGCCCGGTAGAGGATTTGGTTTCCTTCATCACCCTGGCATATTCGCGAACATTGCTTTCCTGCCCTGCGGCGATCTGGTTGTTCATGTTTGGGACAAAGAGCACGTCAACATTTGCCTCCTGAATGGTGTCGCCGGTGCTCAGGATTGCCGTATCGAAGGTTTTGATATGCTCATAAGGAGCCTGTAGGTCTGACGTGCCAAACTTGGCGCGGTCCTTAATGCTGTGATTACCGAGCTTTGTTCGGCAGCAGCGGGAATGGTGAAACTTGAGTTGCTTTGTTCCTACATCCAGTTGATACGTCAGCGGCTCGCCAAAGCAATCTGAGCGAATATCGGTGATGACATTACTGTCCGGCGTGTACTCACCTTTTCGGAACACCAGAAACTTAACGATATCCTCATCCTGCAAATTGAGCGGCAAGGTGATCTGCTCGTCAGCACAATCAGTGATAGCCACGATTAACGAGTCACCCAGCAAGGATGCCCACCCCAGCGCGCTATGAAAGACTGCGTTTAATTTCAGTTCTTTTTCAGCATCAGCGATACGTTGAGTGATAGTGCTATCAACATCGCCCGAGAACTTCCGGGGTAGTTTCAGCATGTCATCAGCCGTTTTGTTGATGTACTTCTTCACCACCCACGATTTCTTATTCATCGCGAGCAGTTCTTTATCCGACACATCGGGTTTGCTGCTGCTGTAACGCACCGCGCCGATCTTCTCACCGAGAGAAGTCATCAAACTAACCAGGCCATCATTCAGACGGCCGACAAAGTTCTTCTTTTTCGTCATTACATGAGGTCCAGTGGGCTGAGTGTTTTACGTTGGTACAAGTCGCGTAACCCTTGCGTCATTGCATCGACAACGTCATCGTTCGCGCCGACCGGGAAGGTGGTGATTTCCTCGACCGTCTCGGTGATCCAAGGGGCAATGTCTTTGTGAGGCAGGAAAACGTTACCCGCTTCCCACACGGCGGTAATCGCATGTGCGCGGGCTACCTTGCTACCGTCCGGTTCTACCGGCACCAGTCCGGCCACGGTACTTTTCAGTGAGTCGATAACCGCCGGGCCGTTAGCCTTGTCCTCCACCAGCTTGCGCAGGCCTTTGGGGTATTCGTCGGCCATGCGTTTAACGGCTTTAAGCGTTGCGGTAAAGCTCATGCGCGCACGCACCTGGTGAAGCAGGTAAGCGTTCGCGCCTTTTTTGCCCCACACTTGGCCGACGACAAAGTCGGTACCTTCGCTGTCCTTAAACGTCATATCCCAGCTGTGCACCATCGTGTCAAAGCTGGTCGGCAGGTCTTTCGGCAGGTAGTACCGGACCCACTCATCTTTGAAGATTGCCCCGCCTTCCTGCTTCGGTGACTGCTGATACATCGCGGACCAGAAGTAATCCCCCAGGATAGCTTTTGTCTCTAACAGCTTGTCGATCGGGTGCAGGTCAGGCACCAGCGCTTCGCCACGTTCGTTAATAGCGGGGAACGCCAGCACTTTAGCTTTCGGGGTTTTCTCCACCACACGACCGGACAAATCGTCTGTCGCCCAGCGGGTGGCCATGATGATTTCGCCGCTGTTCTTCGACAGGCGCGTTTTGAACGTCGAAACGTACCAGTTCCAGATGGATTTTTTTGTTGTCGGCGACAGCGCTTCTTTCGAGTTTTTTATCGGGTCATCGATGATACCGAGATCGATTTTTTTACCCGTTAACGGGCCACCGACGCCCGCACAGACATACGTCCCTTTATGGTTGGCAATTCCGAACTCATCAGTGTTGCGCTTCACCGCCACGCCATCAGCGGGCTTATTGCCCAGCCATGCGCCAGGGAATATGTTGCGGTATTCAGGCGTAGACATAATCCGCTGAACATCAGCGTTCATGTCTCCAGCCAGGTCAGCAGAATACGACAGCGCACCCACGCGCATTTCCGGGTACTTGCCGAAGAAATACGCTGGCAGGTAACGCGAAACGATATCCGATTTACCATGCTGCGGCGGAGCTCCGAGAATCAGTATCGGGCGCAACCCGTTCATCATATCCAGCAGGAATTGATCCAGAGAGTCGCAAACCGTCTGAGAGAACGTACTGGTGATGTATTCGGGGTTAATATACTGAATGAAGTCGTGGAGACTTGCCCGGGCACTGCGCCGCTTGAGTAGTTCCTTGGCTGCTGCCTGCTTACTTACCGCCGATAATTGCGGCGAGTTGCTCATCAGTGAGATCCTCCGCACTTACAGAGTGGCTGTGCTGGATAGGCTCACCATTCGGCCCGCTCAGTTCGGTTTTAGTTTTCAACATGCCGAGGTGCTGTGCGACCATCTTCATTGCCTCATCCTGATTGCGGGTAATCACTTCAAGGCCAGATTTGCCCTCTTTAATCCCAGCGAATAGTCGCTGCTCCGCGCCAATTAAATCACGCGTATCGTGGACCACAGAGCGACCGATTCCGACGCCATTGCAGCGGGGGCAATCCGGGTTCGGGTCCAGCGTGCCGTCATAACCATAGCCACCCACGTCGACTGGTTCACGCTTATCGCGTTCTGTAGCTTCCAAGCGTTTCTCTTCAAATTCCACCATATCGCGCCACTGATATTGATGGCCGAAGCCCCAGCAGTAACGGCAACAGCCATGGTGATACTCAGTCAGTTTCGTAGCGTCTGCCGTCGCAATGTCCCACCACCATTTCAACACTTCGTCCTGAGTTACTTCCACTCTTCGCGAACGTTCGTCCAGCGCATCGCGGATTGCCTGGCTGACCTTAGCATTCCTTAGCAATCGAGAGGCGTTAACGTAAGCCGTATTGCCTTCGCCTTTGTAGCCAGCCCGCTTGTATGCAGCGGTTCTGTTCAGATCGAGAAGATATTCCTCAACAAACCTGATCTGCATATCGTTAAGGCCGTAATTGCGCAGGTTGAAGGGTTGCGCACTTTCCTGTGTATCGGCCTGCGCATCAATTGGTGTTTGCTCATGCTGCGCAGTTGTGGGGGCTTGTTCAGTCTGCACATTGCGCACTTTCTTCTGCGCAGTTTTTTGCGCAGTTGGCTTTTTGATATAGCGCCGCGCAGATGTGTAATTCAGTCCCTGCTCTTCGCACCAATCTTTCGGGGAAATACCTGATTTGGCATGTTCGGACAGGAACCGTTGCTGAAGCTCGCCCCAGTCCGGTTTTGCCATAAATTCCTCTGGATAGTTTTGTAAAACAAGTTGATATTAAACGTTCTAATCAAAAGGATATTAGCGAAAATATCCGCTACTTAGGAATCAATATGTTTGATCTTACTCATTTTAGAGAATTGACTTTAACATCTCATCAAGCCGATAGAATATTGGCTATCATTAGGTCCCAAGATGACATTGGTATCTATCTTCGTACTCACCTTTTGATCGAACAATCCCTTGAGGCTTGGATTATTTGCGCCTCTGGTAACAGGAATTTCTTCAGCGGGTTTGGCGAAAATATCAATATGGATTTTTCCGTTAAAGCTCAGCTCGCGATGAACTATGGTATGAGTCCCGAACTGAACAAATTTATAAGGAAATTTAATAACTTTAGAAACAAACGTTCACATCAGATTGACAACTCCGACATTACAAGCAGTGAGATTGATTCCTTAACGGGTCTAATCGAGCGCGGATATCCTGATAGCCTCGTTCCAGTTAGAGACTTTAGGCTTGGGGTTTATGAAGGAGAAAATCGGGTTGTAAGATTCAGTGAGTCATCTACAAGCCTACGCGATAAGCTCATCATGTTATTCGCTATGTTTTCCATGAGGGTACATTACGAAGCAGAATGCTTAAACACGTCACAGAGCTAGGCTCTACTCTGATGCTCTGACCTGCTCTATATCCCGTATCCCTGCCAACTGGTTATTCCCTTTCTCGATGGCAGCCAGTAACGGGTTAATCCATAGAACGGCCTGACAGTACGTTATTGAGCTGGCGGCAGCGGTGCTATCACCGGCTGTGTCAGCGTTCCCGGTATCGGGTTGCATTGCGCTGGCACGTAAACGGTATGCGTATTTGAGCAGCCCACCAGCAACATCAGCAGGCACAGGCAGATCACAGGTTTTTTCACGTCGTAGAATCTCCCGGTATTTGATGACTGTTCTCTCGGTGCCGGCATCTATCAGCGAATTCATGCGGCTGGCGTTCTCTGCTACTTGGTTAAACCGGTTGAAGTTGAAAGCCTGTGTAGTTATTACCGTCGCCTGTAATGCGTTATCGCTGCGCAGTACCCGGTTGTCATTCTCGAACGCGGTCAGCGCCGCATTGCTGCGTACCAGCAGAACACAGAGCACCGCAATGATGGTTACGACGACCACCAGCAGAATCGCGACAATCGTAATTTTGCTGGTTTTCATCAGAATTCCCCCGGAACTGATACCGGAATGCCAGGGTTAAGCGGCCCGAGCCCATCACCAAGAACCTGAGGTTTTTCTGCCCACAGGCAAACTTCACGCTCAATCTCACGCCGGGTGATTAAACCCTTCCACTGTTTGCCACCGGCATATGTCCAGCGCCGTAATTGTTCGCAAGCCCCTTTTGTGTCGCCCAGGTTGATTTTGCGTAGCAGCGTGGAGGTTTTGAAGTTGCCAGCACCGACGTTGTACGCGAATGAGTAAAGTGCACCCCGCATTGTTGCCGGGATCGGAACCTTGATGTAGGGGTCAATCTGACGTGCGATGGTATTCAGATCTTTTGTGAGCAGAATGGCACACTCTGTCTCGGTGTACGTCTTCCCGATTTTGACGTCGCTGCCAGTGTGCCCGTAGCATACCGTCCACACCCCAACAACATCCCGATAAGGCTGATAGCGCACACCTTCAAGGCCATCATTACCCGTTGGGCCAGTAATCAACGCCGCAGCGATAGCAATAGCGCCAGCGGGTATAGCTGCAATAACGCTATTCTTCAGCTTTGGTGACATTGCCATTAAGCCGGTCCTCCCTTTCCTTTTGCCTGTAATACCAGTTCACCGCACACGTGATAACTGTGCATGCGATACCGACAATAATTGCCCAGTCGCTCAGGCTTAACCCTGCAATTCTGTCGGCTAACATCCAGGACACCTCTTTTGCTGTTTTAGCTGTTTCGGCATATGCCTTCGCTGATACACCGCAGCCGGTCAGCGTGGTTCCTGTTCC